CAGCATTTGCTACAGCTCTTGCCTCTTCAGGCAATGCTTTCGCTAGTGGTGCTATATCTCCTCCTGCTTTAGCAACTTGTTGTAGTTGTTGCATACTTTGCATTTGTTCTTGTTGTTGTGCTTGTGCTTGTCTTTCAGCATTAACTTGACTTTGTGTTTTTAATATTTTTTGTGGTACACCTACAATGTCTGCTAAGTGTTTAACAAGGTTATCAAAGTTTACATAATCAAATACTGGTGCAACATTTGCAAGTGAACCTAATATTTCTACTGCTCTCATAATAGATTGTAACTCTGTAGACTTTTGTGCTTTAGCAAGTGGAGATACATATTCTATTTCTACATCTCTACCTGATAAAAACTCTGGTGCTTGAGGTAACATATTGTTACGAAGTAATACAGCAAACACTCTATCAATTAATGGTTTTAATAATTCTGATTGTAGTCTACCTAACACAGGTCCTAACAATCTCATCTTCTCTTCGTTTCTTTGGATAACTTCTGTTGCTGTCATTTGTGGACCTTGTTGCATCATAAGTTGATTCACATAGAACACAGCTCTAATACTATCTCTTCTTTGCTGTTCCATATTTAAACCTAGTGGATTGTTTGCGCCAATATTTAGTGGTTCAATTCTATCTCTTGTACCTGATCTATAAAAATTTAATCCACCTGGTACAGTTCTTACTGGTAATAAAAAACCATCATCAGGAACTAATAGTGGTGGGTCTACTTGTTTCTGTGCAGCTTTGATAGTTGTCTTTGACATTTCATTTAACATCTTAACATCAGGCAATGCTGTCATTGCAGGGGATCTACCATAGATTTCATTTGATGCTTTTAAATATCTTGGTACGACAAATGGAAACTCTCTAAATCCACCTACAGATAATTCATTACCATTTTTGTATTCCATATAAACAGATTCAAATGGCATATTAGCTTTATCTCTTTTGTTAGGATTAAAATCTGTTCTTGGATAAACTGCGTGTAGTATTTCTATTTCTTCGTATGGATCTTTCTTTGCTTTTGTTTGCACATCCGCAGATACTGTCTGACCAAATTTTTGTATTGCAGCTCTAGCTGATATTTTAAATTTTCTATAGATTGTATCTATTCTACCTTTATCATTCTCTGCAATAAATACTTCGTTGATATGTCTTGTTGAAAATTTAATTATATCATCATCATCTTCTTCAATAAACATTGCTGCTGTACCAAAAGTGATGAGATCGTGATACAATTCAAATATTTCTTGTTGAAAGTTTGATCTATTAAAAGCTGTGTACATTGCATCTGTAGATGCTTCTAACCAAAGTTTTGCCTCGTCATCATTTTCAATCTCTTCATCTTTAAATCTTAATGTAAACCAAGGAGTAGAAGGATTTGTCAACATACCATGTAGTGATGCTGCTAAAAGTTCTACTGCTTGTATTGGTGATGAGTCAAAGACTTGTTCCATTCTTTTATCACCTCTAGCTCTTTTTTTAGTTACATCTGCTTTTCTTGGTTGCATATAGTCTGCAACTTCTTGCCAATGAGTTTCCCAGTTTTCTCTTTGACCTTGTAATCTATCAAACCTAGATAATAATCCTTTAGTTAAATCTGTCTTTGCCATTATCTTCCTAATAAACTTCTACGACCTAATGTCGGTGTTTCTTCTTCAAGTCCTCTAGGTCCTGTTAGTATTGTAGTTGATCTACCTCTAGCTTTAGTTTTTCTTGAATCATAACCATCCATACTTGTTGCTGTAGCTTGTGAAACTTCAGGTGCGGTTGGGGTTGGTGTGGGTGGTGCAGGTTGGGGTGCAGGTGGTTTTGGTCTAAATACTGATCCCATATTATACTCCAAATGTTAATGATGATTTGGTTTCTGATTTTGTTTCAGAAGCTGTTTCTTTAATTTCTTTTACTTCAGGTTTCTTAACTTCGTTTTCAAAAGTTTTATCTTCATCTAATACTAAAACTTCTTTAATCTTTTTAGGTTTTGCTTTTGCCTTTGGTTTTCTTTTAAAAATTTTTTTTATTCCTTCTAACATTATGATCCTAATAAAGTTTTCTTTTCTGTTTCTGCTTCTTCTTCAACACCAAGTGGTCCAGTTAATATAGTTGATCTTCTACCTTTACGTTTTCTTTCTATATCTCTTTGCTCTGCCGCAATTCTGTCTTTTTCTTCTTGAGATAACTCTGCTGAAGGCGGTTCAGGCAAAGGTTGAACTGGTGGTAATGGTGGCATTTTTGGTTTAAATATTGATCCCATATTATAAAATCCTGTATTCATTATCTGCTACACTTTGTGGAGCTGATTGTCTAGTATTAATTTCTTGCAGTCCGACAGACAAGTAACGCATAGCATCACAAGCATGTGAACTCCAATCGTGTACAGGTTTTGATCTAAACATTCTGTTTTTATCAATATACTTCCTGTGATAATGTCTTAACGCATCTATTAGCTTTTTGCAATGGTCAGTATCAATCCAACATCTAGGCAGAGTCATTGTGGTTGCGTGTATACCATCTTCTAATGGTATTTTTGGTACGACTTTGAATCTAACTCCTAATTGATAGGCGACCTCTCTTCTGGTCTTACCATTACTGAAATCTGTAACTTCTATGTCGTGTGGTGCAAAATGATCTTTGTAAACATAATCTTTATCCTTAATAATCTGCACATAGTGTGGTAATCCTTGACCTCGTTCTTCGTGGTAATCAATAATGTTTACTGATCTACCTAGCTGCTGATAAAATATTATGGCACTATGATCTGATACTCCTAGATCCCATGCTGTTGATACTGGTAGACTTGGATCGTATGGTACTCTTGTTAGTTGTTTTTTATCTTCCATCTTTGCTATTACATCTGAATATACTGAACCTTCTATGTTTGCTATCCAATCACACTCAAACTCTTGCAGATACTTCTTTTCACCCATAACTTCTTTTGCCTTTTGTAGTTCTTCATCATCTACAATCTTAGTATCACTTGCTTTTGCTTTGTAGTTGAACCAATCATCAGCTCCTTGTGCATGTTGATATAGTTCATAGAAGTTATTGTTCATGCCTTGTGGTGTACCTATGAATACGCAGTATCCTTTTCTGTCAGATAAAGCAGGTCTAATTATTTCAGGAAACAATCTTTCGTTTACATTTGCATATTCATCAATCACACAACCATCAAGGTATATACCTCTCAAGCCATCTGAGTTCTCTGAACCTAATAAAGTTATTCTGCTGCCATTCGGCAGATCCACACGCAACTCTGTTTCGTTAAATTTTGTATAAGGTATCTTTGCTGTAAACTGTTTCATATAATCCCAAGCTATAGACTTTGCCTGTTTGAAGGTGGGTGCTATATAGGCATATCTGGGGTTCTTGTTTTTGGACAGCAATGCTGACCTAATTAGATGATTAATCATGCAAACTGTTTTGCCAAACCTTCTATGACAAACCAATACATTCCATCTGTTCTCTGATATTTTCTTATGTAAGTATGCTTGGTGTTTTCTAGGTGTATAGGGTATTTTAATATCCATATCTAGTGTATCTTCTTGCTAGGCATATCATCAACTGATTCAAAATCAAAGCTAATACAAAGCATGACATAGTTAATAAATAGCTGCGAGGATATTTCTGTAGGAAAACCAACAAACTTAATTATGACATCATTGTTCTTTTTATCAACATAAGCAACTGATTCTATATCTTCTATGTTAAAATCCTTCATATACCATATCTAGTGTATTTGTTGTGGTCTGGCAAGATGAAGATGTGTCTGTGGATAAGGGTGTCCTACAGTCCCATGTATATATATAAATAAAACTGCGACTGCTGTATGGGGTGTACCCCCTTTGTTCTTTTGCAAAATGTAGGTCTAGCTCTACAATATATATGTTTTGGGGTAGTGAGAATTTATGATTATTATTAGAAATTCCTATAACTCTTTATTATCGCTAAACCATTTTATATATGGTCAATATTGTTGACCGATATTGTAACGCAATGGACGAAGGTTGTCGCTTTTTGAATTGATACTGACCTTTTAATTATTCTCTCAGGATCGCACAAAAAAAAACCCCCAATAAAATTAATTATCAGGGGTTTAATTGTTTATTATTATTAATTTAATATGTCTAATGGATCGTATTTTAATATAGCTTTTAAATCTTGTTTTGAATATTTAAACATTATTCTTCTATAGATTAATTTTATTTTTTTTATCATCATAAAACCTTTCTACCAAATAATTTAATTGGTTTATATTTTTCACCATTTACATAAACAAGATACTGTTGATTTATACCTTCTTCGCAAATGTCTTGAGCATCTTTTAAATTGGTTGTTTCAAATGTTTGTGTTGAACACCACATAGAAAAGAATTGTATTTTAATTGTTTTCATATTTCCTCTTTCTTATTTGTTTAATTTATTTATACATATTATATAATTATATGCAAGTATTATTTTTACTTAATATATTAGAATTATTCTAAACTAGATACTGTTGCATAAATATCACACATAAAAAAAATATACATTTAGGATTGACAATAATAATTAATTATACTAATTGTATATTGTGTTTAATTTGTTAGATATGAAAACATCACTTGCTGAGTGCAAGGACAAATTAAGCACTAAACAAATGAAAGGGAAAACAATGACAAAAAATAAGATAGCTTTTAATGATATTGAAAGCGGAATAATGCAAGATATTACAAGAAATTTTATTGATAGGCACATATTAGCTTGTCAGTCTTATCTTGTAAGTGAGTTAATGAGTAAAGAAGTTATATCAATAGAAGATTATATTAACTTTTATAAATCAGATGAAACCATTAAATCTGAATATGATGTAGAAACAGAAGAAGAAATACAAGAAATAAGAGACAATGGCGAAGATCAACAGGAAGTTTTTGAGCATTGGCTTTGCTCTGATTGGTTTATAAATGAAATGAAAAAACAAGATGAACCAATTTTAGAAACTGATATTGGTACTTGGTGGGGTCGTACTTGTAGCGGTCAATCAATTTATCTTGATTATAATATTCAAAAATTGGCTTATGAATATAGCCATGATGAAAGACTTTACAAAAAAGAGGTAGCATAATGTATAAAATAAATATTATTAAGCATTATAAATATAAACAACACTGGCTTGACTGGTTAAAGTATAGAAAACCAATTCCAAACCATATAACACCAATGAAAATGAATAATTTAATTGGCGGTTATGGAACATATAACAAACTAAAAAAGGGGGGATAATGAGAGAAGAGTTAAAAAAATTAATAAATGATGTTTATAAATTAGGTGATTATGCAATGGAAAATAATTATCACCCTTCAAATATAAACACATTAATAACGATTGAATTACAATTAAAAAGATTATTAAATGATGAAAGTAAAAAGAAGGGGAATAATGATTATTAAATTATTTGGTAAGCAAATAACAATCAATAATAAAAAATGGAAACAAGATTTAGCAGCTTGGAGCTTACTATATCGTAGAGAGATAGTAATTTTTATTGCAGCTTTTATTCTTGGAGCTATAATATTTTAAATGAATAGAAAGGGGAAAAATAAATGACAGATAAACCAATAACAGTAAAAGAGTTAATAAATAAACTAAAAAAATTTGATGAAAATATGTATGTAACAGTTAATATACCTCATACAATGTCAGAGGGTAGTCGTTGTATTTCTTATTTATCAAATTTTGGTGAACCAAATTTTACTAACTATGTTGATATAGTTCTTGAGGATAGAGAACATATAACAACACAAATAGAGAGTGATTGTTCAAAAGAAGTTTGGAATATAACACCGACAAATCAAGTATGAATAAACAACTAACACAACAAAATTTTCAAGGGGAAGTATTAAGCGGTTATGTTATGTCGCTTATAAAACAAACCCAAGAAAATATACGACTTGCCATGAGGGAGAAGAATATGGGAAGAAACCTGAATAATACCACGCAAGGATATTATCCATTTAAAGCGGTGTCCACAGGCTTGTCAAGTCGTATTCAAAACAAACAAGAAAGGGAAAGCTATGAAACTAAAAATAAACAACATACAATATCATAGAAACGGAATATGTGGTGAACCTTTTTATGTTATTAATTTTGATGATAAAGAAATTGGTAATATGATTGGTGTAGTATTTCCAATTTATGATAAAAAAAAAGA